ATTGTTTTTTCTATGTCTATTACTTTAAGTATACCGTTAAATGGTATGGATGCTAAATAATTATTGATAGCTGATATTACGTTTGTTTTTATTACAGCGCTGTATGATCCAAAGTATTTAACCTGTCCTTCTATGTATATTTTATCGCTTACTCGGTTAATCACATTATAGTCTACACCAGCTATACCAATAGTTTTTAAAAATGTAACTAGTGCATTATATTCATTAACAGATAATTGTACAGGTGGATTTTGTTTGGCAACTTTAACATCAACAATATAACTACTACTTGTTACTACGCTGCACCTGGTTATAATTCTAAGGCTAAGGTCTTCTATGGGATATTTAGGTACAAAATCTACTAGTTTAACAACTTGTGGTACATTGGGGTCAAACTGAAAATAGTTTAGTACCTTATCTTGTATCCAAGCAGAGGTTGCAGCAGGTGCTTTGGCTACTACTGCATCTATTTGTGCTTGTAATACGTCTATTTGTTGTTCGCATAGTGCTATGGAAACAGCTATGTTAAATGTCCATTGTCTCCATATACCTCTTTTGCTGGTATTAGCTACAGATTTTAATAAATCATCTTTATCGGGAGCACTTGTATTAGGATCATTTGCTAATGCTGTAAAGTTGGCTATAACGTCTGCTATTAATGCTGCTTGTATGGTTGCTATACTTCTTACCATTATTTTATAACATATTTTATGGGTGTAATATTTATTTCATTTGGTATGCTTTGCTCTACTTCTGGATTTATTTGTATTGTAATAGGAGGATTAAGCGTTGTTGTTATTTCTTGTACATCTTTGCTTCCTGTATCGTCAATAAATCCGCATATAAAATCTATGGTGTAATGATATATGTTGTTGTGTACAAAGTCTTCGTTTTCTGAACTGTGCATTAAGCACCCGCATAAATCCGGCATAAAGTTGTTTAAGCTTTTATTTACTTCGTCTCTATAGGTGTATACATTAAAGTTTTCTTCGTAATTCCCATCCCCTGCATCGTACTCTTCATGTAGTATATGTATTCTAACATTTAAGTCAGATGTGCTATATCCTCTCCCTAATGGTGTATAGTTTGTAGGTGATTGTATTTCTACAAATATGCTTGGCATTGGGAACAAATATGTTTTCCCTTCTAGTATAAATTCTAGCTGGTTGTTCCACTTGTGTATATAGCTTACTTGCGTAACATCTGTACGTAGTTTGTTTAATATGGATCGATATACAGTTGCTATGCCTGCCATTATACTATTTAAATATTTTGTCTGTTGATTTTTGTATTGTTTCTTTTTGTATTTTTCTTAATGATGCACTGTCTCCAACGGATTTTCTTTGTGGCATACGTTTGCCGTTTTTCATTGGCAACCCATCATTATGTATTTGCGCATAAGGTGAATCAACAACAAACTTTATGCTATCGAATGTTGCTGATTTAAGCGATGCGTTTACTGCTCTTCTTAATGCCCCTGATTTTACTAATATTGCTCTACCAGCTGATCTTTTATTCTTATTATATTTTCTAGGAGCCCATGCTTTTACTCCACCATCATCCCATCCTTGCTTTTGCCAACTTGCTAAAAAAAATTTCTTCGTGTCATTGGCCAATACTTTAGGTAATGAACTTTTAGCTTGTTCTAATTTTTTAATGACTTGGTCAAAGTTGAATTTGTCCATTATTATTATTCTTTATGGTAGTTTTGGCAATAATTTCCAATGCGTGGGTATGCTGTTTTTTTTAGGCTTATTTCCCAAACATTCTCCTGTTTCAAAGTCTATAAATCCAACCCACATATATTTACCATCTGTAAGCAATACATCGCATGAGTAGCTTATTACCCCTTCTTCTAATGGAGGTGTTTTATAGTTAATGTCTATCCAATCTAAGTTTTTGCACATTTTTTAATTATTTAATAATGGTTGTTCATATTCTAGTAACGCAGGTTTTGATTGTCTTCTATCTCCTTTGTCTATGAATATTCCATCATATTGTAATCCTTTTTCGTCTTCTATATCTTTTCCCATTATTATTTTAACTCCATCCCGAAACCAATTATAGTACAAAGGGTGTAGGTATATTGATTTTAGTGGTACATTTTTTATTTTTGTTTCTTCAATAATGGATAGTACAAGGTCAAATGATTTGTTCCCAGTTGTTGTTTTCATTTTATTTAAGTGTTAATAGGTATGAAGTATGGTTGCATAATTCTAGCATTTCGTCTAGTATATTGCTCATGTCTGTATCTACTTCCGATAGAATCCCTCTAACTGTATTGCTTTGTAATGTCATTACAATGCTATCAATATAAATTTTTGTATCTAAAAAGCTGGTTATGCGTATATTCATTTCCCCACTTATTCTTCCATATCTTCCTGTATAGGTTTCAATGAAATTATCTGCTAGTTCATCCCATTTTTCGTAGAATGCACCTAATGCTTTATGCTCTGCATAGGATGTAGTGATATGGTGTAAGTGGTGCGCTTGTGTTTTAACTTCAAAAAATTGAGTGAATAGTTCTAATGCTGTCATGTTTTTGGTTTTAATCTTTTTCTGGTATTTTTAACCCAAAGTTTTGTTTTGCTAATCCTCTGTGTTCTTTTAATACGCTGAAATATGGATGGTTTTCGTTAAATATGTACCCATCTTTCCCAGAGTTCATTTTAAATTCTTTTTGTACTGTTTCATCTAGTTTCTTTGTTATCTCATCCACTTTATCGTTGTGTGTTAATACTACATTTTCGTATTTATCTAATTTTTCTAGTGTACATCTGCAATTAAAATGGTTTAATGGGCTGTATTTACTCCATAATGGATCGTCTACTTTTCTTATTACCCCATTTAATGGCCTGCATATATCGCTTGTATTGTTGTCTATTACAGCGCTATATTTTAGGTATGGGAAATTTTTTTTATCTTTTTCAAATTCTGACCATAGTATAGCATTTTGAGCTTGTCCTTTAGCTGTGTTATACTCTGCTTCTGCCCAAACCTTGTTGTAAGTATCGTAAATGTCTATTGCCTTTTTTTTGTACTCGCTAAATGTTTGTGATTCCGCTACTAGGTCTGTTAATTCTCTAACTTGTTGGTATTCCTTAACTGCACTAAAAATGTAAATATTTTCTGTTAGTTCTTTTAAAAGTTCTAAGTTTTTCCCTTCAAAGTCTATTAGTGTTCCCCCAAATCCTTTATATAGACCTTTTTTTAAATATTCTGCTATCGCTATATACAAGTCTTCTGGTAGGTTATATACAGTTATTTTACCTGCATATACTCCATCTATTAGGTCTTGTATTTGCTGGTCTGTGTATTTCACTATAATCCTTCTTTTATGTAATTAAATAAAGCATCTGCATGTACTTTATAAGCAAGTACTGGAACTTCTTTGTCCTTAGATACTATATCTAAACATTTCAATCTTAATTGTTGATCTGTAACTTTTTCAATTTTATTTGTTATATTTTCTAATGCTTCTTTAAGTTGAGTATCATCTACCTTAATCTCATAAACGATTGTTTTTTTTATATTATCATCTCCTAATCTTTCCGGTTTATCTTCTACCTTTTCTGGCTTATAGCCTTCACTTTCTATATTGCTAATCTCTTTAGCGGATTCTATGGCTGATATAAAAGCCTCAACCAGCTCAACTTTTATTTCTTTAATATCGCAAGGCTTTGTGACATTTATCTTAATCTCTTTGAAAAGATTTTCAATTTTTATGTTTATAGTTGGTTTGTTATTCATATATTATTTATTTAATTCAAACAAATAGGAAGAAATTCACATTCTTTATTCTTAAGATACATTTCACGTATAATTTTTAATTGATCTTCTGTCATTCCCATACTCATAAATAGCATTAGTAACATGTACTCTTCTTCCCTAGAATCGTCTATATAGTCTTCCATATTATTTATATATATTATTTAGCTTATTCTTAATCTTATCATTCAACTCTTTATTTTGCATAAATGGTTTTATTGGTTCAGGTTCTGGAGCTTCTTCAACATTAATACCTGTTCTCTCTGAAAAATAATCCCAATCAGGCTTACCGCCAGCATCTTTAATGGTTTTGAATATGTTTGCTGTAGCTTGGTTACTTTGGTCTTGTTTTTTTCTAAACTCTTCTTTTTCTTCATCGTTATCAAACTCAAAACATATATTTTCTGGTATGGATATGCCCAATGCTCTCATTTTAGGAATTAAACAACTGTTAATATTATGTTTAATAAAATAGCAGTCTGTAGTTTGCGTATCTTTTAGTGCTTTATGTATGGGGTTATCTTCTCCTTGGCTATTGCCTAATTTACCTGGTATACTGTCAATAGCATCTGCATGTCCTAATATTATTTTGCTTATGTATTGTTGGCTTCTTTTTTCTAGGCTTTCGTATATATCATGTCCACCTGTTGAACCATTATTTCTTTCTAGCAATTCAATTTTATCTAATTCATCTTTTATTATATAATTTGCACTTCCCATTGTTGCTACTGCCCTTTCAAATAATGCCCTTTCGTCTTCGTTGGTTTTGTTTGTTGTACCTATTCTTATGGGCATACCAAATAATTCTGCAGCATCCATATTAAAGGCTAATATGTATTTTAAAATAATTTCATACCTAGCTACTTTGTATAGATAACCATAACCGCAAGTGGATACACCAAGTTCTGAAGCGGTTGGCACCCAAACATGCCAATCTTTATAAGGGTCTTCTAAAAACTTTTCTCCTATAGGCGTGTATATGTTTTGAGCTACTTCTAGTCTATCTGGGCTAATGTTTTGTCTTCTAATCACAGATATTTCAGGGAACTCATCGTTTACCAAATCTCCTAATGATATTAAGCTGTATCCAAATGCTTGCGCTTGTAATGCATAGAATAAGTAATCATAAAACCATTTTTTTTGAAATAGTTTTTTGTAATCAGTGTCTTCTCCATTTTCATCGCATAGTTTGAATGATTTTAAAAGTGTTAGGTTTATCCTTCTATTCATGCAAGCATATACATGTCCGTTTAGTATGGTATCTTGATATATTCTTTGCATACTTACCCTAAATGGTAAGTACATATCTTCTGCTTCCGATATGGCTTCTTTCCATGCGTTTACATCTACGCTTGCTCTAACAAATTTTATTTTACTTATATAGTTGCTAAGGTTTTTTTCTTTTTCCTTTTTATCCTTATCATTATTTGTTCCTATGCCAGCTAATTCAATTTCTTTTGTTGGGAATAATGGAAATAGGTTTGATATTTTTTTTAATATGCTTGCCATGTTAGATGTTTATAAGTTTGATATTCCCACCATATCTAATCCTATTCCCTTGTTTAGGCTGTAATAATGGTAGGTTTGGTGTTACATGTCCTTTAGCACACATTTTTAGCCAATCTATTGCATTATCGTATCTTTTTACTCTTATTTCAGGTATATTCATTGGTGCTATTCGGGTGTGTAAGTGATATAGTACTATATCAGTTAGGTATAATACCATTTGAGGGTCTCTGTTGTCTCCTTTTGTCCAGTAAGTTGTATTTATGATATCTGTATTTGCTGGAATGCTATAATTGCTTATAAATTGCCAATATTCAGTTCCTGAATTAGGATCGTCTGGAGCAGTGTTTAGCAATGGTAAATCTTCTATTTTACCATATTGTAGGGCTGCATTATGGTTTATGACCTGTGTAGCTATTTTTGCTTTGTATATGCCGTTTTTCCAAAATACATCGTCTCCTACATTGTAAAATTTATTGTATTCAAAAGGTGGATATGGATATTGTGCGTAATACATTGTGTATTGTGGAGCTATTAGAAACCAATGTAATGGGTTAAATACGCCTGTTGTGTTTGTTGTGCAGGTATAAAAATTTCCTGCATTTACCGTAAAATTTCCTATGATGTAGTTGTTAGTTTGTATATAAGGATTTGCATCTACATA